CGCCACGTCAGCCATATCATTTACAGTAAATGATGACACTTCCATTAGCGCAACTTCTCCACCAGGTGCAGCAGGAACCGTTGATGTTACAGTTACAACCCCTGATGGAACTTCTGCAATAAGTACGGGTGACAAATACACATATATATCACCACCTACCGTTACAGGTGTTTCACCAAATAGTGGTACTACCTCAGGAGGAGATAGTGTCACCATTACAGGAACTAATTTTAGTGGAGCTACTGCGGTGAATTTTGGCGCCACGTCAGCCATATCATTTACAGTAAATGATGACACTTCCATTAGCGCAACTTCTCCACCAGGTGCAGCAGGAACCGTTGATGTTACAGTTACAACCCCTGATGGAACTTCTGCAATAAGTGTGGATGATCAATTTACTTACACTGGTTATATACCTTGTTTCAAAAAAGGGTCAAAGATTCTTACTGAGAATGGTTACAAAGCGGTAGAACAATTGAAAAAAGGCGACCTTGTAAAAACATTGTTAAATGGATACAAACCAATTGTTTTGATTGGTAAGAGAGAAATTTATCATCCTGCTTCGACCAAAAGAATCAAAGATCAGTTGTACAAATATTCTGCTGGAAAAATAGACGAAGTCTTTGAAGATCTCGTTTTAACTGGATGCCATTCTGTCCTAGTACAACGTTTTTCTTCAGAAGAACAAAGACAAAAAGTAAGAGACGTTCTTGGTAAAATTTATATCACAGACAAAAAAGGACGACTTCCTGCATGTGTGGATGAAAGAGCAACTATATACGAAAAAGAAGGCACTTATACTATCTATCACATAGCTTTGGAACACGAGAATTATTTTATGAATTATGGCATTTATGCAAATGGTCTTTTGGTAGAATCATGTTCGCAACGATTTTTGAAAGAGTTTTCGAATATGGAACTTATTGACGAAGAAACAGACCACTGTAATACGTCTGATTAACCCGATAAATGGTCTAACGCGCTCAATAATACTAACTCCTGATCCGTAAGCTTCTGAAAAATTAAATTCTTGTCCATACTCAAACAAAAATGTTTTTTTATTTGTCCGTAGTTCTTGCATACGAGAAAAACGCCATTGTCGGTAATCTTGACTTCGCAAAACAGCGCACCCTTGGTTAAATGCACATTTTCGGGATCATCGATGGGAATCCATCGCAAATAGGTGCCGTATTTGAGGTCGCTCATTTCATCCACGTATTTGTATTCTTTCAATTTGCGTGCCATGTCCAAAAGCTCTGGTTTTGTCAAATTGAGTTCTTTTAAAACGCTGAGCGTCATTTCTCTCAACTTTTTACTGGTGAAATTGAAAAGGGCTTCGTTGGATTCATCTTCGAGCGCTTTCAATAGTTTGTTTGTGTCCATCTTTTTTACTATACTATACTGTGTTAAAAAGAAGTTTTTAGAATCTTTTTTTATAAAAAAGATTTAAAAATAATATTATAATTTTGTTTTATATTATCACTTAAAATGACTAGTGATAAAATAAAACAGTTTGTTTGTCTCAGCGGGCTCCCTAGAACCGGTTCTACCCTGTTGTCCGCCATTCTTAGTCAAAATCCGCTCATTCATGCCGAGGGTAATTCTGCTGTATGCCAGCTCATGTGGGACATGCAGCAGTCATGTGTATTAAAAGCCCGCGAACAATTGGCGGCAAACCGCCGCGAACAAACGGCACATGATTTGGTCAGTGCAATTCCTCACCTCTATTACAAGGACTGTGCGGGCAAAATCGTGGTGGATAAATGTCGCAGTTGGACAATCGATGCGAACATTGAACTCTTAAAAAAATATGTAGCCGAAGATTACAAAATCATTGTTCTAGAGAGACCTGTAACCGAAGTGATCAAATCATTTGCTCGTTTGTACAAAGAAAACCATTTAGAAAAAGATTTGAATACCTTTCTAATTCCCTTGTCAGAACCGATTATGCGTTCGATTCATGGAATCATGGCGATCAAAAAACAACTAACAGAATTGAACCAATCACATTTTTTATTCATTTCTTACGATGAATTGGTGAGCCAAACCGAAGAAACGGTGCAAAAGATTTACACTTTTTGTGGATGGGAGCCTTTTAAGCACGATTTTAAAAACGTAGAAATCAAATACGAAGAAGACGATACGGTATATGGTCTTAGAGGACAACACAAGATCCGTCCTACTGTGAAAAAGGCGCAAAACTTGGTAAAAATTCCTGAAGATGTTTTGAAAAAATGCACAACGATCGACACGTTAATGGGTTACTTACCACGAGCCGAAGGAGCCGCCACCTAAGACTGAGTTGGCTGCCATGGGTTCCATGAAACCATTATCTCCTCCCATTTGTCCCGGCGTCGCTGCATTCACCAAGGGAGTCGTGTCTTTACGGTACATGTTGTTGTAATCGGGCAACGGTTGTCCAGCATCACTAGAGGGGAGTGAATTGATGGATGTGCCGTCTGTATACAAAGATTGATTCATGGCTGCTTGATTAGGTGTTTGTCCTATAGAAGAAGGAGCCGAATAAGACGAACTAGCATTTGCGCTCTGTCCCCCCTTTTTCTTGTTTTTGCTTGCAGCTTTTTTATCTGTTCCTTCCCATAAATCAGTAAGACGCTCTACTAAAATATTTACCTTTTCTCCTATTTTGGTTTGGAATGTTAAAAAGGCTGTCAAAACCGCTAAAACGGTTAATTCGCCATGAAATTGTGGGTACTTTCCACCGCTATAAGTGGGTATGAAACAAATAATGCGATTGATGAATAGAAATGCTAAAAATATAACAATGATTTGAACCACTACTTCAGCAGCGATTTCAACACTTCCTTTTCGATCGTCTGCCTCGGGGACAAACCGATGCATCGTCTTCAACAATATGGTAAGGGGTATGACTGCAAGCAAAGCGTATTGTATCACGTTCAATATATCTGTTTTAGAATCATTGTCAAAATTAAAAACATATTTAAAAAAATTTGTGTTCGAACTGTCTGAACTATCCATTTTCTTATATAAGCTATAAAAAGAAATTAAAATGTGGATTTTTTAACATGGGGGTTTTCTGCATTTGTTGCTAAAGGAAATGTTTTTATTCTTATTCTTATACTTATACTTATTCTTGGTCGGATTTAGGCATTTTTGTGCGTAAGCAATTTAAAAACAACTTGTTTATTATTATTATTATTAAAAGTAAATGAGTAGTTTGAAATCTCTAGCCGCCGCTAAAAACAGACGCTCCAATGAGCCACAACAACAAGCCATATCGAGACCCGGCACTTCCATCGCGTCGCATGCTGCTTTTGCCCAACATCATCAGCAACAATACCAAGGAGGACAACAATACCAAGGAGGACGAGGACCTATGCAACAACAACAACAACAACGCCACTTTCAACAAGAACCAATCCAACAGCAATCTTCAAATGGACTTCCTTTTACTAAACTGACGGTTTCAGATGCCATTGGTCTCATTACGTTGCGTTTAGGTAAAGTCGAACAATTTTTGATTGACACGCAACAAGAAGGAGGACCCAGTGGAAACCACAGCGCACCCGCTATTCCCGACAACATGAAATTGATTGACATTAGTGTTTTAACAAGCATGATCAATCGGTTAGACAGTTTGGAAAAAAAGGAATCCTCTGGTTCTTCGGAAACCTTGAATCGTTTAGAAAAAGAACTAAAGGAAACAAAGGACATGTTGCTGAACTTGATGTTCAAGTATGAACTCTTTACAAAGGAGTTACAAACCAAGTTTTCAGAACAAGATCTAAAGTTTGTAGATCACGAACAAAAGTTTGTGGATCACGAACAAAAGTTTGTGGATCACGAGTCTATTTTTACCGAGATTGAAACCACTTTGTCTCAGAAGACGCAAAATACTGAATCGGATGAACTACAAATAGAAGAGAATTCGGAACACGGTGAAACCGACCAAATTTTATCATCTGAACTAAAAAATCTTATAAAACAAGAATTTATGCCTACCTTTACAAGTATGTCAGATGAATAAATGATTTTTGGTTATGAGGTTCTTTTTTGTTGTTCGTTCCGAAACGTAAATATTATTATCTTTTTTATGTAATATTATTTACTCATATTGAATGATAAAATCATTATTAGGAATACTTATTTTTTGCATTGTTCTTTTTGTTTATTTGCATATTCAACACCAATTTAAAACAAGTAATGATTTAGAGATATACGATTTGGAACCAATGTCGAAAGAGAAGTTGGACGACGTATTGGATATTCGGCAACCAGCTTTCTTTTATTGGGACGACATGGGCAAAATTACAAACATAGCCAACTATTCCACCCTGGTAAACAAAAACGGGTCGTTTGATATAAAAATTCGAAAAGTATTGGAAAACAAGTACGATAATCATCATAATAATGATAATAATGATAATAATGATAATGATACTGATTTGTACATTCCTCTCACTTTGAAAGCCGCAAATACGTTATTTTCCCAAGACAAAAAAGGCGCATATTTTTCCGAAAATAACATCGATTTTTTGCAGGAAACAAGCATTGCTAAACAAATGACAAATGTAGATTATTTTTTGAGACCTACGTTCATGTCTCAGCAGATTTGCGATGTTCTTTTAGGAAGTGTCAATTCATTTACACCGTTTCGTAGCGAAATCAACAATCGCAACTTCTTTTTTGTTACGGAAGGAAGGGTTGTTATAAAAATCGCCCCACCTCTTTGTAAAAAGCATTTGCATTTATTGAATGATTATGAGCATCTGGAGTTTCGGTCTCCTATCAACCCGTGGTCGCCAGAGCCCAAGTATGTGGCGGATTTTGACAAGGTGAAATGCATGGAATTTCCTTTAGCAAAGGGAAAGGTCTTTTCTCTTCCTCCTTATTGGTTTTACAGTATTAAATTTACAGAGCCGCGGACGAGCGTGGTTCGTTTGTCTTACAAGACTTATATGAATCATTTAGCTATTTTGCCGGAAATCGGGATGCATGTGTTACAAATGAACAATATTAAGAAAGGAGGGGCTGCTGTTTTAGAAGAAGAGGAACAAGAAGAAGTCAAGGATGAACAAGAAGAAGAACAAGAACAATTAGGAAAAGAAGTTAATGATAAAGAAAAAGAAGAAAAAAAAGACAATTCTTTATAAAAAATATTTTATTCGCCTATAGTATAAACATGATGCACTGGCTTGAAAGTATTTTCGGCAAAACGAAAAAGATGCGTCGTCATCGCCGCCATCGTAAAGGAACACGTAGAATGAGAGGAAGAAGAATGCGTGGGGGATGAGGACCACCGCCAAATCAACCTTTCTAAAGGGTTGGAAACAAATATACCTTTCTAAAGATGGAGTCAAACTTTTGGATGAATCCTCATTTTTATCTTGCATATTTTTCATTTCACTCGTTATGAAATATGCATTTATTATGCAATCATGTTAAAAAGTGTAGTCTAAATTATCTTCATAAAAGGAGGGGGTCTTAGGGGGAACCTTGGTTCCCCTAATATGTGACGTCGCTTTATCCAGTACATTTATTTATTACGGGGCAAAGCAGCTGATAAAATTGGCCAAAACTATATTTTTCTCATTTCGGTTTCCAAATCTACATTGTGCACAATAATAGTTGTTATTGTTTCACGGCATAAGCTGCAGCGAACTGGTGTTTTATTACTCGTCTTCATTGTATTTATTGTCTTCACAATACATTCTCCGCAAAAAGTGTGCCCACATCCTAGTCTAGCTTGTTGTGTCTTGGATTTCTCTTCATAGCAAATGGAACATTCGGAATCAGATTCCAAATGTTCTCCTTCTTCTTGTAAAACAAGTTTCACCTTTATTTTTTGTTGGCGTTTCATGATTGCCTCGCGTGTTTCCAAAAGGTAGTCCAAACGATCTGAAAATAGGTCCATGTCTCGCAACACATTCATATTTTGCAAAGCCAAGTTTGTCCAAGGATTATTTTCTGGATTAGCCTCTTGTCGCAATTGGTCTGCAGGAAAACTATAAATATAATTCGCAGCAATCTCCATGCGGTCTATAAAATCGAGTCTTGTCGGAACATTGCAAAATCTCGCCGTAAAAGCAATCACTTCGTGCGGAGACATCTGCGACAATTCCATAAACCATTGCTGAAAATCCGCGCGAGATTGGTTTCTGTAATCAAATAAAATACGTTGGCAAAAGCACATTTTTCTTAATTCAATTAATACTTCGCTGTTACACTGATGCACAGAATGCCCTTCTTGGCGGCAATAGGAGCAACGACGTCTTGATTGGTTCATTTTTTTTCTATTATTTAAGAAAGAGGGTTAAAACACTTATTTTAAGAAAAAGAGTTTCAATTTTTTGTAAATGGTAATAAAGACTATCCATCATATTATAATATCTTGATTCAACAAATATGACGACATATAAAGTCACCGTTCATGACCGCAATTACACAAGTTGGGAAATTGTCGAAACCGCGAATTTTCAAAAGGTAGAACTTGACTTGCCGATTTTAGAGAACAAATTATTTTCGAATGACGTATTTACTTTGAGCGCCGAGGGTAAAGTCGAGCTCTTGCATTCTTCCATTCGCTCCGGTGGCGCCATTCCAGGGGTGCTCTTGCTCGAAGGAAACAAAACCTATGGCCAATGCAATACTAATAGCAGGAGTAAAGGTATTAAGAAAATGCTATATAAATGTGTGCCTGATGATACACGCGTTCCCGCATTCATCATACCTTACGAGATGAAGCAAATCGGGTTCTCCAAAGTATTTGCCAACATTTACGTAACATTCACCTTTAATGAGTGGTCCGGAAAGCACCCAACTGGGATTCTTAGTCACGTGATAGGAGACGTAGACATTTTGCCTAATTTTTATGAATACCAGCTCTTTTGTAAAAGCCTGAATGCTTCTATTCAAAAGTTTCAGCGCGCTACGGCAAAATCGTTTGAACGCGGCGAACCGTCGGAAATGTTCAATACGATTGTTAAAGCAAATCCCGGTATTCAGAACCGTGAGGATTGGAATATCTTTTCTATTGATCCGGCACACAGTTTGGACTACGATGACGCTTTTAGCTTAATTATGAATCCCGATGATGGGACAAAGCAGCTCAGTATTTACATCTCCAATGTAACCATTTGGATGGATGCGCTCAAATTGTGGGACTCCTTTTCGCAGCGGATTTCCACAATTTATTTGCCTGATAAAAAGCGTCCCATGTTGCCAACATTGCTTTCTGAAGGACTCTGTAGTTTGCAGGAAAAAAGAGTTCGTTTTGCCTTTGTCCTGGATGTTTTTATTAGTGCGAACGGAACCAAGATTCTGGATATGCAGTTTCACAACTGCACTATTTGTGTAAAAAAGAATTATGCTTATGAAGAGCCGGCGCTATTGGAAAGCGAATCGTATCAACAATTGTTGGCGACGGTGAAGGCACTTTCGTCACAATGGAAATACACGAATAGTATTAAAACAAGTCATGATGTGGTGTGTTATTTGATGATTTGGATGAATTACTGGTCGGCGAAAAAAATGCTGGAAAAAGGATGCGGTATTTTCAGATCCGCGTTGATAAAAGGGAATTATCGTGTTCCTGAAGAGTTGCCGGGAGAAGTGGCCAAGTTCATGAAGTCGTGGAACAGTGCGGGGGCGCAGTACATTGATTTGCAAAAAGACGTTGGTTCTGAGGAGTTAAAACATGAATTGCTAGAGGTGGATGCTTACATTCACATTACCAGCCCGATAAGGCGGCTTGTGGATTTACTCAACATGATTCAGTTCCAAAAGGCTTACCACCTTTTATCCTTTTCTGAAGAATGCGACCGTTTTTACAATAAATGGCTCGATCAACTCGATTATATTAATACGACGATGCGGTCGATAAGAAAGGTGCAGTGTGAATGCTCACTCTTAGACGTGTGTTGTAACAATCAAGAATTGCTGAACAAAGAATACGATGGCTTTCTTTTTGATCGTTTAGAGAGAAACGATGGTCTTTTTCAGTACATTGTGTATTTACCGGAGCTGAAATTATCTTCCAGGATTACACTGCGAGATAATTTTGATAATTTTGCGAAAAAGGCAGTTAAATTGCATTTGTTTCATGATGAAGAGAGGTTCAAGAGAAAAATAAGGTTGGAAGTTTTATAACGAATAAAACTAATACAATTGTAAATACAATTGTAAATACAAATTGTAAATACAAATTTGTTACAATCTATAAAATAATTTCTCTCTACCAAGAATGTGCGGAGTGTACGGTATTTTAACAAACGATCCATACTGCAATTTATACAAAACAATGATTGATTCACTTATTCAATTGCAAAATCGTGGCTACGACTCATCTGGAGTAACTACTTTAGATAAAAATAATCATTTTTGCATTTACAAATTTGCATCTACGAACGAAAAAACATCCATTGAAAAATTAATAGAATTGCATTTGGAATCGAATGAATCACATGTAGGTATGGGTCACAATCGATGGGCAACTCATGGTGGCAAAACAGACATCAATGCACATCCTCATATATCCTGCAATAAACAAATTGCAATTGTTCATAATGGAATAATCGAAAATTGCGTGACCCTTAAAAAGAGATTGATCAAAAAGGGATTTTCTTTTTATTCGGAAACCGATACCGAAGTCATTGCCAATTTAATCGCATTTTATTATGAAGAAACGCGTGAAACCGAGACAGCTATTCAAAAAACAATTTTGGATTTAGACGGAACATATGGGCTCATCATTCTAAACAAAGACGAACCGAATAAATTATACGCAATAAGAAACGGAAGCCCAATGTTACTTGGTTTTACAGAAAAATACGCAATAGTTACTTCTGAGCAAAGCGGATTTTGTTCATTAGTCAATACATACATCACATTGAACAACGACGATTTATGTGTAATTGAATTGTTAAACGACTCTACTCTTAAAATAAAAACAAATCTTCAATACACTTTGAAAAATGTATCTGTTTCTTTGAGTGATTTGACACCGTCTCCTTACACTCATTGGACATTGAAAGAAATATTTGACCAACCAGTAGCAATTATTAACAGCATCAACCGTGGCGGAAGAATCCAAAATGAACATTCGGTAAAATTAGGAGGACTGGAGAAAAATATGGATTTATTGAAAAAAACAAACAACATTGTAATTCTTGGTTGCGGCACTTCTTTTCACGCTGGGTTATACGGTATGCATTTTATGAAAAATATTTGCAATTTTAACACTGTCGTTGTATTGGATGGAGCGGATTTTACGGTTCAAGATGTTCCTACAATAGGCTCAACCATCCTCATTCTGATTACTCAGTCAGGTGAAACAAAAGATTTGCATAGATGTATCAAAATTGCAAAAGACAATAATTTATTTACAATTGGAATCGTGAATGTAGTAGACTCTCTTATTGCACGAGAAGTGGATTGCGGCATTTATTGCAATTCAGGAAGAGAGATGGGGGTTGCTTCCACCAAAGCATATACGAGTCAAGTGGTGTGCTTAGCATTGTTGTCTATTTGGTTTGCGCAAATAAATGACATAAATAAACACAAACGAGCCAAATTGATTCAAGACCTACAAAATTTGTCAAATCATTATACACTCACATTGGAAAATGTTGAATCAGAAATAAAAAATCTTGCGACCACATTCACTCGATATAACAATGTATTTTTATTGGGTAAAGGCACAGATGAAGTAATCGCTCGCGAAGGCAGTTTAAAAATTAAAGAAATTTCTTATATTCATTCTGAGGCCTATTCTGCGAGTTCTTTAAAGCACGGACCTTTTGCTTTATTGGACGAATATTTTCCAACTATACTGTTGAACTGTTGCAATGAGCATGAATCTAAAATTATAAATTGTTTTGAGCAGGTACATTCAAGAAATTCACCTATTGTTTTTATAACAAACAATGCAAAAATCAAGTTGAACAAAGATCGTGATTGCAGAATGATTACCATACCTAAAAATGACTCATTTAGCTCACTTTTAGCTTTAATACCGTTACAACTTTTAGCATATCATCTTTCTATAAATAAAAATATCAATCCGGATATTCCAAAAAATCTTGCAAAGGTTGTTTCAGTAGAATAAAAAATAAGAATAAACATTTTATACACATAAATTGTTTATTTCTCTAAAATAACTTGTTTGGCGATGTTCTTAATAATTTTATCCTCTTTTTCCTTATCATTGTCACCTTTGCCGCCCATGGATTCCACAATGAGCTTGTTATACTGATCTGCATACTTGGAATCACTTTTGCCGCAATCAGGGTGTTCTTTCCTGAATTCAGGAAGCATCTTGGTATTTTTGAAAGCTACGTGTTTAATCGCTTTCCTCAATTTGACGTTGTCTTCTCCCTCTTTTTCCCATTTGTTTTCATCTTTTACGTAGAGAACTTCTCTCTTGGAATCAGTGCAATGAACAGGTCTTTGAGTAATATCCATGCTTTTCAAATTCTTTACAATGATGTTGGTGATGCCATTTACGAAACCCACTTCACCGACATTCTCTAAATCGGAGAGTTGAATATTGAGTGATTTAACAAAATCGGTGATGTTCATGGCGTCTTTGCATGTCTCATTTAAAAACATATTCAGATTGAATGTTTTGTTGTGATTGTTACAATTGTTATTAGTATTGTAAATTGTAGCGGAATTCGTCGTTTCACACATTTTCACAATCATTTTGTTCTGTTCTACCAACATTTCTTTGAATTCTCCATTTTCTTTTATCAAATATTGCACTAAATCTTCTTTTTGAAGCATATTTTCCAACATTTCACTTTCTGTAAATGGCTCCATCTTTTTTTCACATTTCTTATTATGTCTCCAAAGACCCGTCTTATCTTTATATATCTTTTTGCAAAACACACACGACAAATCATCTTGCGATTTTTGTCGCTTTTTGGTTGCTAAAATCGCCATTTTGGTTGCTTGACTGCATAAATTGTGCTTACGGGTAGTTAGATGTTTGTTAAAATCGCAACGGTTGCATGTAATATAGTCACATATTTCACACTCAAATTTTTTGCGATTTTTGGCGACAAATTCGGTTGCCATTGGTTGCTTAATGGTTGCTAATATTTTATTTTTGCAAATTTTACAAAAAAAATCTCGTCACAAATGTGAAATTATTTTTTTTATGGCCAGAGCTTAAAAAATTTTTATCGTCACAATTCAGGATTTTTCAAGATTAAATCGGAGGTAACCGATTTTGGACATTTATAAATGTCCATTTTTGATTTTGGAAAATACTTTTGGGTTTTTTTCGAAAAACTTGGAAAGTCCTTTAAGTTGTTTTGGAATATATATTAATTATTATTTTTGAATCACAAGTTCTTTGGCAATATTTTTGATAATTTTATCCTATTTTTTCTTATCCATGGAGTCATAATCAGTAGAGGGGGTGGGGTGTTTATTTTCTGAATTCAGGAATTAATAAAAATAAATATAAAGAAATAAATGTATACTATGTATATAACTAAAAATGGTTTTTTATAGTTGCGAAAAATGTGGTAAACAATTTAGTCAAAAGGGGCATTACAATAAACATACCAATAAAAAACTACCTTGTGTTAATGAAACAAAACTTAAAGAAATTATAGGCATAGTTGTTCATGAAAAACTGAATGAAATTAATAATGAAAAAGAAAAAAATGATTTATTTATTTCAAAAGATTTGGAGGATACTATAAACACCGAAATGCAAACTATCACAACGAAACATGATTTAGGACAATATTTTACAACTCATAATGAACTCAAAGAAAAGGTATTTGAGTTTATTTTAAATGTTCCGTCTGATATTTTAGAACCATCTATTGGACAAGGTGATTTAATTGCATTTATTACAGATAAAATACCAAGTATAACATTTGATATGTATGAAATTGATACAAAAATTAAATTATTGGATAAAATACAAAAAGATAAGGTTGTTTATGGTGATTTTATGAAACAAACAATTACAAAAACATACAAAACAATAGTAGGAAATCCACCTTATATTAGAACTAAAAAAGGCAACTTATACATCGATTTTACCGAAAAATGTTATAATTTACTTGACGACAATGGTGAGTTAATATTTATTGTTCCAGCTGATTTTCTTAAATTAACAAGTGCTTCAAAATTATTGAATGTTATGATGACAAATGGATCATTTACTCATATATTCCATCCTCATAATGAAAAAATGTTTGAGAATGCATCTATTGATGTTATTGTGTTTAGATATTGTAAAAATAGTTTAATTGATAAAAAAATATTATATAATGACAAATTACTCTATATTACAAACAGCAATGGATTAATTACTTTTGGAGAAGAAGAAAATAATAATGGTGTATTGTTTCGGGACTATTTTGATATTTATGTTGGTCTTGTTAGTGGGAAAGAAGAAGTTTATAAAAATGAAGAACATGGTAATATAGAAGTATTAAATGGTGAAGATAAAGTTGATAAATATATTTATATTGAAACCTACCCTTGTGATAATGAGAAAATTAATAAACATTTATTGCACCACAAAAAAGAACTTATTGAAAGAGGAATACGAAAGTTTAATGAAAATAATTGGTTTGAATGGGGAGCACCGAGAAATATTACTACCATAAACACTAATCTTGGTAAAGATTGTATTTATATTTATAATTTAACACGGAGACAAAATGTATCGTTTTTAGGTAAAGTTAATTATTTTGGTGGTGGATTAATAATGCTTAAACCAAAAAAAAAGTGTAATTTAAATAATATAGTATCATACATGAATAGTAACACATTCAAGGATAATTTTATGTTTTCTGGAAGGTTTAAAATAGGTCATCGTTCTCTGTCAAATTCATTTATTCCTAATGAATATCTATAAATCTAATGTCCTTACATTTGACATAAATGTTTCCTTCCAACTTGGTTTTGGTTTTTGTAAGCAATCAATAAACAGTTTTATCTTTTTATTTATATTTTCATATTTAAATGTCCTATTTTTATCCCAGCAAACTTGAAATGGTAAATTATTTATATTTGGTGTTAATATTGTCAAACCTTTTACACTATTAACAATTATATCACTTGCATCTGTTTTATTTAACACTATGAAATAGTAATCTTTTTTGTTATTAGCGTTATATTTTTTATTTTTTAATTTATTGAAAAGTAAATCACTCATCTTACCATTTTCATAAGATTTATCCCTTTGAATATCCAATATTTCATCCGTGTAAGCATATACACACATGGCCAAATTGCCAGTATTATCGCTTGTTGTAGTAGTAGTTGTTTTTATATTGATCGGAATCAAACCATACATATAATCAAATGCTAAAATATCATACCACATTCTAATTTTAGGCCTTTTTATTTTTTCACCAAACTCTTCAGAAAGTAATTTAATTACTTCATCTTCATCAATACAGCTATTTATTCTACCATCTTCATTTTGGGTTGAAAACTGAAATGCTTGTGATGCCAAATATTTTTTAATCTTATACATAATTAAAGGTAATTGTTTCAATCTCAAACTGCATCCCCTGAACCATGATTGTATTCTAATTATGTTAGAATCATCAATCACTGATGGTGAAAGTGATGTGGTTATTGCGTCAATTTGTAAATCCATTTTTCGATTATTCATATAGTAATTATAATGCATATTGTATAAGTATTTCTTTCATTTTTTTATAAATCAATTTTATGAAAAAATAATTCAATTTGAAATATATATTATTTTTTGATTGTTCGGCGATGTTGTTTCTTTCTTTTATTTTTATTTGTTTTTCTCAGTTTATTTTTCTTACTATATTTTTTGGTGTATTGGTGTCGCTTTTGTTTTGGTTTGCGACGGGTTCCGCCGCCGGATTTTCTCTTTCTAAAAAAATAATCACTAAACACCTGCAAGCGATTTCTTTTTTTGGGGGGGGAAATTTGTTGCTCAACTACTGCGGATTCTTGATTTTGAACTACTGCAGGTTCTTGATTTTGAACTACTGCGGATTCTTGATTTTGAACTACTGCGGGTTCTTGATTTTGAACTACTCCTTCTGTAGTTACTAGTTCCATATTGTCACTGCTTGCACGTGCTGCATCGGAACCCGCCTCTCCTTCTGCAGCTAGTTCAGAATTATCGCATTCATTTTCATAGTCATTCTCATCATCAATAAAGTTGTATATTTCGCCTTCATCTTCTTGATCGTGACTTTGTAGTGATGCGATATATTGAGCTATGTGTCCAACCAATACTGGATTCACATTTTGTCTTTGTAATTGGTTACTTAATTGTGTTAAAAGTGTATCTTGTCTTGCGAGTGTTTCTTGTATTACGTGTGGCTCAGGCGTACGCGTTCCCTCAGGCGTACGTATTCTAAAAGGTTCTTCCAGATCAAAAAGCTGGGTTGCTACGGGTTGTGTATCAGATGCGGGTAGTGCATGAGATGATTGATCAGGTGTTCTGCTTCGAGACTCTATAGATTGATTATCATCTAACACCGTTGATGATGGAGATGAAGGCGAACCTTTAGGTGAATTTGCAATATCACTCGTTGTTGAAAGTGGAGGAGTATTAATTTCTAGTTTTTTTGCAGGATTAGATACTGATGATGCAGGAGACGAGTTATTTTCGTGATTTATTGAAATTTTTTGTGCAAGTTTTTGATAAAGATCAATATTTCTAACAGTGCCTCTTTGAGCAACTAGTGATTGCGGTTGAGAAACTGATGCTCGTGAAACAGTATTCCCTCTTGAAAAAGATGTTGGAATTCGAATGCTAGGTGCGGGGGTTGCCATGGGAGTAGGTACATCAACATCTTCAGGGTTAAACCCAGGCAAAGCTCTAAACAAAATACCAAGAAAAAAAATCTGCTGTTTAAGTTTTTCTTTCATTTTGTATTGATCGCCTTCATCATTTTGTATTCCAGATTTATTGTATGTTACAAATTTATTGTATATATCAACAACCGTACGATATAATTCTTTACAATTTTCCTCATTTAAATTTCTAAGATCGTAATCAATTAACTCTTGTTTATCCTGAGTGGGAAGATTAATACTTTCAATCAATTCTTTTATAGACCCTACAATATCCGTGAAATATTTTTGAAATGCGTTATTTATCTTATCACCATTTAAAAGTTTATTTTTTACAACTGCCGATGCAAAAAGACGACTGTCTTTTTTATTAAAACCTGCTTCATTTAATAAATTCGAATAAGTTGCTATTTGTCTTAAAAAATCATCAATACTCATATAAGTTGTAGATGTTGAGTTGTTACGTATACTCTGACGTAACCTCGGAGTAAAGTTACTAATTTTTTCACAAAAATTAGATAATCTTTGTTCAAACTCTTTCAACTCATTCACTATATTTATTTGAAATAATTTAGAATAATCATAATCACAAAATGTTCTGATGTAAGCGCACAAATTATTTTTTTCATCCTCTTTAACATGTTCATTTAGATTCACTTTTCGAAGCAAGTCTATAAATTTACAAAATTCAGTCAATAATGGATTATTTCCACTATCTAATTCACTTACTTTTAGTTGTCTTTTTTTCTCTATAAAGCTCTTAAATATCATTGTTTTAGTATTTAAATCCATACATGGGTTTCTTACTGTTTGTTCCTCTATTAATCCACTAGTTTTAGTATTTAACAGCATGTTGTATTCATTGTGAAAATTATTACTTTCAACATAGTTTCGAATAGCTTGCTTGATTTCTTCAATGCAGTCAATATTACTAGAAATAATGTTTGCAAAATTCTTACAAAATCCTCCAAAACAAACATCAATTGCTTGCACATTTTTACCCAAGTTGTAATTTACATTTCTAACTAATTGAATTATTCTATCACCTCCTTCACCATTCTTTTTGGAAGGCGCTTGACGAAAAGATTGTCTTACTACAAAAAGTGACCTATACATGCAAAAAGCGTCACTTGTTATTACAGGAACAATATCATCAAGAGAACCATGTATTCCCTTTTGTTTAAATACTTTTGCTGAAAAAATAGTGGCGCCGTCTCCGCATGTTTTGGCATATAATGCATGACATTTTACAACTTGTTTAATAAGTGGATTTCTAGAATAATAATCATCATTATCAAAGAAAACACGAGTATCTAAAGATGGAGGGGTTGAGTCTGGACTTCTTTTGGCATATCCAAATAGTTCAACTGTAACTTGGTCTGCGGTTACTTGGTCATATTGCAATGAAAAAATTGGTTTTTTTTCATCATTATCTAAAAAAGCAGTAAACATATGAAGCAACACTATTTGCGTGGTGTTATTGATTTTTCCAACAACTAAATCCAAAAAACTCCTTAGTTTTACACAAATGCCGTGCAAATCTAACACATCTATACGTGTGTTTGTTATCGCAATTATTTGTTCTTGCACTTCACTCAAAATTGATTCACAATTCGTTTGTAAGTGTCTAATTTCATCAATGCCTTTTAAAAAAATGCTGAATGATTGGGGAAAAAAATTATCATATAATCTATCTTTCACAAATTGTTTATCATTAGATACGGAAGGAAATAACATGTCAATAGTTAAACTTAAAAATCCTGAGTTTTCCTTGCAATTATTATCAAATGTAGTTGTAAGTTGAGATTTCCAAAAATCAGTATAAGAATTATCAGGTGCTTTTGATGCAGCATTCTGTGGACGTGGGGATCCACCTCTATGTGTTTCAACTAATGCATTTTTTACAAAATACGGATCCCCTCCTAAAGTATTCTGTAACTCTTCCAATGAACCAGTAGGTTTTTGTTCAAAAGTTTCATCTATCAAAGGAATCAATTTTAGGCTTGGAAAATAAGACACTTTGTGACAATACTCCGCCAATATTTTTTTCATGGTGTATTTGATCGCCGTCTGTGATTTGTCGAAGCAAACTTTAAATTTTGTAAGAAGATTAATAAGTGTTAATAAATACGGATTAGATCCTCCTATTGCACCTAACGTGATAATATAGTCATAAAGTGGGTTGTTTTCATCTGGAGTACGCGATAAATCATGTTCTCCATCTAAAATTTCTGAAATAACGACAATTGCAGCATATAACTGTTTATCATATGAAGAAAGATCTTTAAATTGGCTTGTATCAGAGACAGCGTCACTTGCATCTTGACATAAAAGTTTTAATTTTTGTAGTAATTGGGAGCAAATGTCTTGTTCTGGTTTACTTTCACGAGCACCAATGACAGAATTATTATCATAATTATCTTTAGCTTCGGCTTCGGGTTTAGCTTCATCTTCTATATCCATACATTATAAAGTTATTTATTTACCAACTAAATAACTTTATTTCTCTAAAACCACTTGTTTTGCAATATTCCTGATAATTTTATTCTCTTTTTCTACATCGTTGTCGCCTTTACCGCCCATGGATTCCACAATTAGCTTGTTATATTGGTCTGCATACTTGGACTCACTTTTGCCGCAATCTGGATGTTGTTTCCTGAACTCTGGCAGCATTTTGGTGTTTTTGAAAGCCACGTGCTTTATCGCTTTCCTTAACTTTACATTATCTTCCCCCTCCTTCTCCCATTTGTTTTCATCTTTTACATAGAGCACTTCTCTCTTCGAATCCGTGCAATGAACTGGTCTTTGAGTAATGTCCATGTTTTTCAAATTCTTCACAATGATATCAGTGATGCCATTCACAAAACCAACTTTTCCCACATTCTCCAAATCCGAAAGCTGAATTTTGAGTGACTGAACAAAATCAGTGATATTCATGGCGTCTTTGCACGTCTCGTTTAAAAACATATTCAGGTTGAATGTTTTGTTGTGATTATTATTATTATTGTTATTGTTATTGTTATAAACCGTAGTTGCCTGACTATTTTCACACATTTTCACAATCATTTTGTTCTGTTCCACCAACATGTCTTTAAATTCAGAATTCTCTTTTATCAAGTACTGCATAAAGTCTTCCTTTTCTAAAAAATCTTTTACTGTAAATTCTTCTTTTTCTTCTTTTTCTAAAATAGAATCTTGAAAATTACATTTTTGCTTATGTCTCCATAACCCTGTTCGTTCTTTATATTTTTTACCACAGATACAATTGTATGATGTGGAAGCTTTGTTTGTTGATACTTGTTGATAAAATGTTGAATCTGTTGATATTTTATGTTTTCTAGTGCTTAGATGTGTTATATATTGACTTTTTCGAACCGTATTAAAGTCACATGTTTCACAATAAAATTTTTGAGAAGTTTTTGGATTGAAATTTATCAACATTGAATCCATATGTTATCAACAGAAAAACTTCCTAAATACTTTTTTATAAAAAGTTTTAAAAATTATCGTAACAAAAATATAATTATTATTTTTGTGTCTATATCTTAATTTTTATTTATCGTCACAATTCATATTTTTTCCGACATTAAATTGGAGGTAACGAAAAATGGACATTTATAAATGTCCATTTTCAATTTTGGAAAATACTTTTGGGTTTTTTTCGGAAAACTTGGAAGGCTCTTTATGTATCTTTTTGAAAATATACTTTTTTTTCGCAAAAAACTTCCATAATTTTATTTATAAATTCGGAATCTCCTATATTTTCCAATGTGCATTGTTCAAAATTTATTGAATTCATAACTTCTTCTTTACTACAATTGTCTAGATACATATTTAAATTAATATTTATATTGTTGTTATTGCAATTGTTGGTATTATTTGTGAAAATGTTTTTACTTTGATTATTTTGACACATTTTTTGAATTGTTTTATTTTGTTCAAATAACATTTTTTTGAAATTGCAATTTTCTTTTATTAAATATTCCATAAAATCATTTTTCTCTGACAATTCTTCCTTGGTTTGATTTATTAATTTATTTGATACAAAAATACACTTTTGACCATGTTTCCATAATCCATCACGATTTTTATATTTTTTACCACAGTTACAATTGTATGATGTGGAAGTTTTTTTTGTTGATACTTGTTGATAAAATGTTGAATCTGTTGATAATTTATGTTTTCTAGTAGATATATGTCTTAAATATTGACTATTTCGACATGTATTATAGTTACATTTTTCACAATAAAATTTTGGGTAAGTTTTTGGAATGAAATTTATCAACGTCGAATCCATATGTTATCAACAGAAAAACTTCCTAAATACTTTTTTATAAAAAGTTTTAAAAATTGACGTAACAATTTTGAAATTATTTTTTTGGCGTCCAGACCTTAAAAATTTTTTATCGTCACAATTCAAGATTTTTCAAGATTAAATCGGAGGTAACCGATTTTGGACATTTATAAATGTCCATTTTCGATTTTGGAAAATACTTTTGGGTTTTTTTTCGAAAAAATTGGAAAGTTCTTTAAGTAGTTTTGGAATATATATTATTTCTCAAAATATTTTATAACGTTATTATACATGAGTTTTGAAGCAACTGCCACGGCTATTTCTAACGGTGTTACAAACTTAGGAAGAGAAATCACCGCCTCTGGTACCGCCACAGCGACATCGGCAACATCTTATGCCGATGCGTTGCAATCAGCAACGATCCAAGCCCAAAATGCATCCAATACAGCCGCGAACACAAGTGTATCTCTTGTCAATGTAGCAACCGACTTCGTTTTTACGGTTTCTAGTTTGGAAGACAATAATTCATCAGGAACTTTTAGGGATTGCATTATTCAAACCAGCAAAACGCTTAACTCTAAAATTGTTTTTTCTGTAGCCGGTGTTATTGTGCTTACCTCCTCATTACCAATAATTACCTCTTCTTGCGTCATTGATGGCACAACCGCACCTAACTATGACCCTGATGGTTTGCCAGTTGTTTGTATTGATTGCAACCATAATGACGGGATTGTCTTTAACGTTGATTATAATTCATGCGTTATGAATGGTTTAGAAATACGCGGATCCAACAATAATGGAATCACAATGTATTGTTCCTACAATACAATTACTAATTGCGTTTTGACCTCGAATGCAAACAATGGACTTTTTTTAAGCGGATCTTCGAATAATATCATAGGTGCTTTAAAGTATAGCACGGTGGAGCCTAGTAAAAAGTTGCCATCCAACATAATTAGTGGAAATGGTAATAATGGGATCCAAATGTATTTTTCCTTGAACAATTTTCTTTACAATAATTTTATTGGAATAGATAGTACGGGGAAAAATGCATTACCAAATGGGAATCATGGTGTTTTAGTAAGCAATTACTCCCATTACAACACATTTGGTGGTCCTTATTATATAGACAATCAAGGTGTAGAGAACAATCCAACGGGATCAAAAGGCACAGTGCCTCCCGTATTTGTGATTCCTCCTCTAGGAAACGTAATATCAGGAAATCTAAAAGCAGGTATTAGTTTGGAATCGTCACAAAATTGTTACTTTTATGGAAACTTTATCGGAACTTCTGCCGATGGAACAAAAAATATTGGAAATAAAGGAAATGGTCTTTCTATTTTGAACTCCAACAATACATGCCTTTATGGATGCAGTATTGATACCAATCCATTTGTATATTATAATGTAATTAGCGGCAATTCTTTGTATGGTATTTTAATTGAATATTCTAATAATACCACTATACAAGGTAATTTTATCGGGATCAATTCTCAAAACAACGGCATTATTGGAAACGGACTCGACGGACTCTATATAGGAAATACGGTTAATGTTGTAACTGTTGGAGGCGTGATTCCTTTGGGAAATGTCATTTCGGGCAACAATGGAAACGGAATTCATTTGTCAGCGGATTCTACTGGTTTCGAAACTTATAACACGTTTGGCGGTCTCTTTGCTTTTGGAGGAGCTGCACCCAATCAACAAAATGGGCTCCTTATTGATAAACAAAGCACTGGACACAAAATAGGTAAAAATGCAGCAAGAACAAATGTTTTTTCCGGAAATGCGCAAAACGGTATTGAAATTACAGATGAAGCATGTGACATAGAAATCGAAGCTTTGATTTGTGGTGCCAACACAGATGGCAATGAACCACTTCCCAATAATCAAAATGGAATCTTCATTCATGGAAATTCGCAAAATGTAAAGATTGGCGACGTAGTAAATTCAATCATTCCTACAAATATAATATCTGGAAATTTGCGAAACGGAATTGTTATTTCAGACATGTCTTCAGGCAACACGATTTATAACTGCAATATTGGCACCAATGTGGATCAAACTGCCAATTTAGCGAACGGAGAAAGTGGCATACTGATAGATAATCTTGCGTCACAAAATGTGGTTCGGGACTATAAAGGTAAAAACAATGTGATTGTAAACAACAAAAAGTACGGGGTTGAGATTGGACCAACTGCTTTATCGAATGTTATTATAAATAATTATTTAGGAATAAATCGTGTTGGAACTTCTTATCCTAACGTATCTGGTAATTTTAATGAAAATTATAATGCAAGCAACGTGACTTCGCCAAATTATATATAACAAAAAAATTGAAATTAATCTTCCTTTAAAAAATAAAGGCAATAAGTCAAGAATATGTCAGCAGAAGAAGCAAAAAAAGACGCCCGGTTCGCAATTTTGGATACATTTATTGCTAGTAACCAACCATGTCGCGAAAAAAATGTCCATTATTTTGATATTTCATGCCGTGATTTAGATGACGGCAAAAAATTGTTTGGTCGAATGACAAATTATCAAGGTCCTTACTACGAAATTTTCGGCGGATGTGGATATAAATCTTTCGGATTATACAAATCGAATGAAAATATCATTTACTTGATAGTAGTAGATTTACAAACACCAGAACAATTTATGGTAATCAATTCTGCGTCGGACTTTAGTTATTAGGTAGGTAATATGGGTTCTATGAGAAAACCTGGTGAAATATTCAAATCAAATGATATAAAATACTCTTCTCTAACCGTGAAATTTTCTCGATTTTCTTGGTTTTTTGTTGGACATTTTTTTCAAACGACGAGACATCTTCTTTTTTCTTTTACCTCCTCTTTCTTGCGATCTATATGCAGGGTTGCTTACATACTCGCTCATCGGCATCGATCCAAAAGGCTGCAATGCATTGTAGGCAGGCATTACACTCTCTAATGAAACAAATACGTAATCTTTACCTTGTTGAAGCTTAGAAAAAACTGTTTGCGCCTCTTCCAAAGTAACCGGAACATATTGGGTTCTGTATAATTTTCTACCAGAGGGAACCGTTTGCTGAAGATATTGGTTCCCAGGACCGCGGTCAAACCCCGTATAACTAGTTTGATATTGAGTGATTGGATCTGTAATCGATTCACTACTTGTGTATGCACTCGTGTCAAACGGAGTCGAATGTTGTTGTGAGGTATTTTCTACACATAAAATAGTTCCCGGACAAGCAACAAAGCGAATGATGTCTCCCGGTATGTAAGGATTTTTAACAGTCGTAGAAAGACACTCGTTGCCATATTCAATACACGTGTATTTACTTTCTTTTGGTTGTGCAATTCTAGGAGAAGGAACCACGTGCGTTATTCCAGAATCTTGCAGCACTTTTTTTACAAACGGTTCTAAAAAAGTCCCTGCAGGTTGATCTTGATGAAAATAATTCATGCTGCTTACCGACGGGGTTTTATTTGGCGTATCTAAAAATATTGCGTAATAAGGCGTTACAACTCCTTGCGAATTGTATCCAACCATATTGAACCATTTAATTTTTTCTATTGCTTTCAAAATTTTGTGAAATTTTGACTGGTCATCTTCTACAAATTCATTTTCATTTCTAAAAAGAAACGCACCTTTTTCGTTTGGCGCAAATAGAAATGCAGCATTTCTTGTAGTTTCTTGATAATATTTTATTGCACGTGCCGTTGCAATTTGTCCATTGATGTCCGTTACATATTCACCATTTGGTTGTTTTTGAAGAACATTCGTATTTTTGGTTAAAGCGTAATCCTGTTCTGGTGAAAATTGACCTATTCCTAAAATAGTTTCTTCTACTAAATGATGTCCATATTGAATCCCTCCTGTTAATAATAATCCCTGCCCTTCGGCTAAATGTGGAAATGTTGTGCTAAAACTAGTCATTATGTAATATAATCATGATATAAATAAATTTTTAGTGATTCACATTTTTCTCAAAATTCCAAAAAAAATGAAAAGCTTTTTTTGAAGTAAGGATGGAGATATAACTACCAACCCTTTGGAATCAAACCTTCGGAACCAAACCTCAAGAATATCAATTAATCAACCTTTTCGTAAAAAACCATGGCAACCACTACCAACCAAAACTTCTGGGTTCTCCGCCAAAATTACTGTGAGAAAACCGACCAAGAACAAATGAAAGACCTTATTTTGTTGCGACATTTTGTCGCTTGCCCCTGGGGCGGCTGGGGAGTCGCAAAACAGAATGTGGTGGACGGCGTGTACAATACGAACCACATTGACCGCGTAGGAGGTCGCGGTTCCAACGGTCAAGACAAACGCTTTGTCGAGGAGATGCAAATCGGCGATATTGTCCTCATTCCTTTTGCAAAGAAGCGCGAATGCATCCTTGGTCGCATTATTTCGGATGTTGCGTTTATTTCCACTGGTTTGTACTGGACGGAAACCGATGCGCATATCAAGCTTGGTGAAGAAGGAACCGAGCTCTTTTGCCCAGTTGGACGCCGCATTCAGATCATTCGTGACGACTTTGTCCCTTCTGCTCGCGTGACTAACCAACAAAGCCTCAGCAAAATGAGCAAAGCTGTTATTTCAAGCTTGCCTGCATTGTAAAAAAAATCTACTATTATTGTAAAAAGTATATTACTGTAGTGTATTTATCATAATTGCTTTATCCAATCCAAATCTTGTAATTGTTATAACTAAACCATTATAAAAGTGAGACCGCTTACTTGGTCAATATCTTTTTTCTTCTCCATATATTATATGGAGACAGCACGCATTATTTCTTTTTTGTCAATTGTTTTACCTTTTGCAAATGAAACCGCTATTGTCCTTACCAAGTCCGGATTACCCTTATTTCGTGGGCTTTACAGTTCGTGTTTTGATGAAACCATTTTAGGAGACATAACGATTCCAAATGGAATAAAAAAAATTATATGTAGGCATCACGACTATCGTAATAAAATTATTATTGATTTGATTGCTTATTTTGGAATTATGCTTTTTATCGGAAAAAATACGCTTATGTACGGATATGCCACCGGTGTGGCAAGTGGAATGGTTCTCATTTTTTGCTCCATTATGCTTCCCAATATGTTTTTAAGTGCCGCAATTCACAAAGTTGCACATATTTTTCATACTCGCAACCCCTATTTGTATATATTTATTGGCATAGTGCTTATTGCCGCACTCATCGGTTTAACAAATTTCTTGGAATACGAAGTGCAACAATTCACCAAAGGAATAAAAATTGATCCTTTGGCTGAAAAATATACACTGAAATAATGTGCAATTGAATTACCTGATTTCCAATAATTGTTTTACAAAAGGAATCTCTTTGTAGTCTTGCAGCGCTTCTTTAAAATTCGTTATAAATAAAGCAATTTCCTTTTCTTTTCCTAGCACTGGTGTAACAATAACTTGGGAAGAGTGATAATCGAGTGATTGGACAGCGATAATAAGAAACACAATGCATTCGCATTTCCAGTTCAGCTTCTTTGACCAAAATTGGTCTTCTTTTTTGTTGTAACCAGACACTTTCATTTGACAATATCGCGTTAAAATGGAGTTCATAATAGATTGCAATTTGGATTTTTCTAAATTGCAATCAAATGATATTTGTGTTATAGCTTTGCAAAAGCTCATTGTTTGAACCATATAATAACATATTTATTTTATTTATCTTTCTTTTCAATTTTATTCTATTTATTCTATTTATTCTATTTATTTTCAAATTTGCGTTTAAAAAAATCATTTTCTCTCTCAATTTACTATATGGCGTGTGATAATTTAGTGTATTTATGCGTGTTCAACAGTAAAGAATATGTGAATCTTCTGAAAATGTTAATGATCAGTGTTAAGTTTTATTCCAAGATAGATAATATTGATTTTTTGGTATTTACAAACGCAAAGTTTGAACAAGATATTTATGAAATTTCATCTCTTTTAGAAATACCAATAAAAACAAAATTTATAGAAATTGATTCAATGCATCAAGCACTCTGCGCTAGAGCTCACATTTTTGATTATGAAGAAATACACCTTTATAAAAAAATATTATACATAGATACTGACATACTTGCGCAAAATGATTTGACCGAGATATTCAATTTAAAAATAGAAAACAAGATTTATGCATTGAAAGAAGGGACAATTGAACACGAATACCATGGTGGTCCTATGTTTGATTTTAATACAATCGATAAAGATATACATGGTATGAACAGCGGCATTCTTTTATTCCAAAATACAAAAATAATGCAAAAAATATTCAAGAATGTAATTAAAGACATTGAAAAGCACATATTACTAAAAAAACCGTTGCCACCACTCGGTGATCAACCCTTTATTAATTATCATTTTATTAAACACAGCAGACAAGATACAACTTTATTGGATAATTACTGTAAAATATATTGCATTGACCCCCCGCCTCCTCCTTCTGATCCAAACAACATTGTGTTGTCTCACTTTGTATGGCCTATTGGAGATGCAAATCACAAAAAAGAGAGAATGATTTCACACATGAATCATCTTCTAAACAACCATATAAATATATACAATGCGCATGAACAACCAGAAACTTATGATAAAACGGTTATTGTTGGTAATCGATATAGTTGGGGGGATGGATACATCCTGTTCGAAGACAATGGTTTTTTGCGCACTTCATGGGTTGGAGGCACTTATAAGTGGCTAGATAAATACACGATTGAAGCAACTTGGTCTATCTATGCTCATGTTTTAAAAATGAATGAAAGTTATACATCCTTTATTTCTATTCGTAAGGGTGACTTGGATTGTATCAAAGGGGAAATAATATAATCCGCTTCAATCCTTATACGACCACAATTGTTTCACTATTTTTCTTTTCACATGGTTCAATAACAGAAAAAGATGTTTGTGAAATATTATCTAGCTCGTGTTGATTGTTTCGATTCCGCAAAATATAAACAGTGGAAATTGTGAATAATATTAAATCCGATGATCCTCTTACCAATAACGGTTCATCTACTATCATTTGACTATAGGTAATCCAAAGAGATGAAGAAATCATGTTCATAATAGAGAACAAGAGAGAATATGGGTTGGTAGAGGTTCGTGTATAGAGCAAATACATAAAGACAAATCTGCCTAATATGGAAATTGTCGTAGCAGAATACGCTACTACTAGTGCTTGGTCTTGAATCATTTTACAATGTATTATACATTTTTTCTATATTCTTTTCATTCTAGAAAGGTATGTATTTCTCTTACTTTTAGAACGCGGTTTGGTTCTTTTCCTTTTAGTTAATGTTCTTTGTTTCAAACGCAGTGCCTTAGACCCACCTAACACGCTTTGACTCACCTGTTCAAAATGATAATCAGTGCCAATTAGGTGTGAAGGAATCGCAACATTATTGCAAATTCGCTTGAATATGTAATTGCCTGTATTTTGGTCATAATTTTGCACATAAAAAGGTCCTTCCCCATTTATTGAGTAACCAGCACTCAAAATAAATGGTCCTATTTTTTGAGTGTCTAACCGAGTAAGAGCGTGAAATGGAGACTGTAAACCTAAATCTTTGTAGGCATTAGGATTGTATCCAAACGACATTTTCTATTATATATTATACAGTGAAAAAGATGTCTGCAAAGCATATAAAAAGACCTCAATATTAATATTATTATCGCAACATCGTAGAACAACCATGGTCAAAATTTGCACTCCAGAATATCCTAAAGAGAGAGAAGAAGAAGAATACACAGAGTATTATAAAAAATACCCTTATCAATTGCACGATTTTCAAAAATGGGCATTAGAAGCCATTGTTACGGGAAACCATGCACTGATTTGTTGCCCGACAGGTTCTGGCAAAACGATGCCTGGAGAATTCGCACTGGATTATTTTTTTGCAAAGGGCAAAAAAACAATTTATACTACGCCTATTAAGGCGCTTTCGAATGAGAAATTTTATAGTTTCGTAAAAAAATATCCACATTTGCGCATTGGTTTAGTGACAGGCGATATTAAAATGAATCCTGATGCCGACGTAATCATTTGCACTACCGAAATATTGATGAACAAATTGTATCAAACCAAAAGCAGTTTAACAAACGTTCCTGCAAATTCTTCCATTTCCTTTGACATTGACATTCAAAATGAGTTAGGTTGCGTCGTTTTTGACGAAATTCATATGATCAACGATGAATCGCGCGGACATGCGTGGGAGCAATCTATCATGATGTTGCCGCCACATGTCCAAATGGTCGGTCTTTCAGCTACGTTGGACAATCCCGAAAGATTCGCTTCATGGTTGGAGACCAAAGGGCAACCATTATCTCCGTTGAATAAATCAGTCTTCCTTATCCGAAAGCAAGAACGCTCTGTGCCACTTATTCATTACAGCTTTATTGCAACCCATGCGGGCGTTTTCAAAACTATTCGCGATAAAGCGTTGCAACAGGAAATCCGCGCTTTTGCAGACAAGCCTCAGATTTTACAAGATGCGAAAAATCGGTTTAACGAAGCCACGTTTTCTACCATGAATAAAATGTTAGACCTCTTTGATAAAAATGACATCCGTTTGAAACGGCAACACGTCTTGAATAAAATGGCCTCTTATTTGGTGGAGAATGAAATGCTCCCTGCGCTATGCTATGTTTTTTCCAGAAAGCAGTTGGAAAGATGTGCTGAAGAAATGACAACTAATTTATTAGAATTCGACAGTAAAGTGCCTTATATTGTTGATAGAGAATGCGAAAAAATTGTCAGGAAGCTCCCCAATTTTGAAGAATATTTGCACTTGCCTGAATATGTGAATACGGTGAAGTTGTTGAGAAAAGGCGTCGGCATTCATCATGCGGGCTTGATGCCTATTTTGAGGGAAATGACAGAGCTGCTTTTCGCGCAGGGCTTTATCAAGATTCTTTTTTGCACCGAGACCATGAGTGTTGGCATCAATTTGCCGGTAAAAACAACAATTTTTACCGATATTCAAAAATTCAATGGCACCATTGTGCGCCCACTTTACAGCCACGAATACACTCAGGCAGCTGGAAGAGCGGGAAGACTGGGGCACGATACGGTAGGACACGTGATTCACTTGAACAATTTGTTCCACGATGTCGAGTCGGTTCATTACAAGCGAATGATGGACGGCAAACCACAAACACTACAATCAAAATTCAAGATTTCTTTTTCACTTGTTCTCAATTTGCTTTCTATTGGCGACCAACAGATTACGCAATTTGCCAAACGAAGTATGGTGACACAGGATCTGGCGAATGAACATTCCGCAACGGAAAAAAAATGGCAAATTGTTGGAAAAGAGTTATACGCGCTGCAACAAACATGCGATAATTTAAAGACTCCGCATAATCTTCTCAAAGAATATGCGGACTTGAAAAAGCGCGCTCCAACACTTGTAAATAAAAAGAGGAAGGATGCGGAAAGAGAAATACAAAAAATAAAAGAAGCCTACAAAACAGTAGAGCAAGACAATGTTTATTTTGAAAAGTGGATTTTAAAACAGAGAGAAAAGGAAGCATTAGAAGGCGAGATGGAGTGCGCGGAAATGTATTTGTCTTCCGGTGTGGAAAATGTACTACACATTTTAACGAAAAATGGATTTGTTGGATCAGGTGATGAGAGCGATATATGCATGACATTGAAGGGACAAATTGCATCTCAATTGCACGAAACGCATTGTCTGGTTTTTTCCGAACTAATTGAAAAAAGAGAGTTCGATTCTTTGTCTTCAGAAGAAATTGTCGCGCTGCTGAGCTGCTTTACAAATGTTCGTATCCAAGAAGATAGAAAAATGATTACTCCAGAAACCCGAACGCCGCTTTTGGAAAAAGTGACAAATATGTATTCTTTCTATCAGGAGGAAGAATTGCAAAATGGAACCAATACTGGAACGGATTATTCTTACCATTACGATTTATTAGAGTATATGGACGAATGGACAAAATGTGAAAATGTGGAGGATTGTAAGTTTCTATTGCAAAAAATGGGCGAAGAGAAGGAACTCTTTTTAGGTGAGTTCGTGAAAGCGGTCTTGAAAATAAGTAACATGGCGAGTGAATTGGAGAAAGTGGCTGAAATGGTTGGAGATATTGCGCTGCTGAAAAAGTTACGAGATATTCCGCATCTTGTCCTGAAATTTGTTGTGACCAATCAGTCGTTGTATATTTGATTATTATGAACTTTATAAAAGTGTGTTTGAATCATATTCATAAAATATCTATGTATTTAATAATGAATTGTATTTTTACATGCATATTTAATCAAACAAAAAATATTGATGTGTTTTTTTTATTTTTAAAAAGTTTGCTTACCTACGGTAATCTGGATAAAAATACAAATATATTAGTGTATACATCAACCACATTTATGAATATGATAAAACAAAGCCATTTATTTAATGATAAAATTGTTTTTGAAATCAATGACAATTACAATAGTTTAGAAAAATCATGTAACGCGAGATTAGATTTATTCAATTTACAATCTATAAATAATTATACTAAAATACTTTATTTGGACACTGATATTTTAATAAAAGATGATATAAATAAGATATTTAATGTTTGTCAAAACGATCTTTTATATGTGTTACAAGAAGATTTTTTTACAGTAAATGACTATTTCTACGGAGCAAATATATTATTTGGAGATGAAATAAATAAATATGCAGATTTGTATGGTTTTACAACTGAAATATTATTATTTAATAATTGTGAAAAAATAAAAGACTTATTTTGCAAAATTAAAGAAGATATGCTGCACAGATCGCATCCATTTATTTGCCATGACCAACCTTACATAGTATATAATGCTTTTAAACATAATTTATATGATAGTCAAACATTGAAATATAATATTTCAATAAAAAAAACATATACTTTGAGTAATTTTAAAATTACAAACTGGAATGAATATAATCGAGAGGAACTTCACACATTTGATCATAATGTTTTAACTGCATATAATATACCAAATAATTTAATTAGAATAGGTCCTAGAGAAGATGGTGGATATGTTATTGCATATGGGTTTGAATATGATTTACTTATTTCGTGCGGCATAGCAAATGATGTTAGATTTGAAGAGGAATTTTTGGATATTCATAACATAAAATGTTTTGCATTCGATGGAACAATTCAATCATTTCCATTTCATAGGAACAAAATCGAATGGATTTCAAAAAATATAGGACATTTAAATACAGAAAAAACTACAAATTTAAAGGAATACATTAAAAATTACAAAAACATATTTTTAAAGATGGATATTGAAGGTTCTGAATTCAATTGGTTAGATTCTATGTCAGAAGCAGAGTTGGACAAATTTAGTCAGATTGTTATTGAGTTTCATTGGCCTTTTGATATTTACCGTATGAATATTCTAAAGAAACTTAACGTAACGCATTATATTATACATGTTCATGGTAATAATGGTCTCGGGTTGTATAATATTCGCAATATAAATTGTGATTTTACAGAAATAAATATACCAGAAGTGTTTGAAGTGACATACATAAACAAAAAATTATTTAATACACCTTTGGAAAAAATTCATAAACAATATCCTATTGATGGTTTAGACTATGGCAATCATCCAAATCACAGTATAAAAGACCTAGATTTTTTTATACCGAGTTGTGAAAACTCAGTATATATAGGCTCCTCATGTGAAAATACTAAGATTGTAAAATTAAAAAATAATCCGTTGTTAGGGCATAATTTATTGAATAAAAAAAACGACAACTGGTGTGATAGGTTTGACATTAAAGTTATTAACAACAATTTAGTTGTAAAAAGAATAGATTTAAATTGTGGTTGGGATCAACCAATTACGATTCCTATTAAATATAACAAAATTCTGGTTTACAGCGGCGTCCCATTTCACTATGATGTGATTGGGTTTATTCTCGAATTTTCTAAAAAATATAAGATTGAAGTTGATTTAGTTCTAAAATATCCTGATTATTTGTGGATAGATTTTTTTAAAGCTCAATATATTTTTAATGTTTTTGAATCATTGCCATGTAACATTAATCATTATCTATTTGTCATGCTTTTAACCGACAACGATGAATCATTTCCTGATAATTTAATAAATGGAAACATAGTTTGTATCGATCATTATTATAAAAATAGACGCCCGTTAATAAAACATCATATACCGATTGCACCTTTTGGAGAAAATATTAACTCATATGCATTACCAGTATTTGAATACATAAATTATCATGATAAAGTTAAACTTTTAACTCAGAAAAGAAGACCAGTTATTTCATTTGTTGGAACTACCACTTCTATAGAGGACATTGATTCATTATCTATAATAGATAATATTAGCGATTTTGATATATATATTATAGATAAATACATTCCTAATAAACATTCACTCAATTTGCCAAATACATTCTTTTTTGAAGGTATTCCCGCAAAAAAAATGTTTGAACTATTATCGGAATCAACTTATATGTGTTATATTCCAAATCTTACGTTACTTAACGCACATTTGCAAAAAAATTGCCAAATTGTAACTAGCTCTATATTTACAAGTTTTACGACAGGTTGCAAATTAATTCTTCCAAAAGAAATGAATAAATTTTTAAAGTTAAATTCAATTATTGAATATTCTTCTACAGATAAATTAATATTAGACAAAACACCATCACTTATAGAAACATTTAATGAACGAGAAAAACTTATAAATATAAGAGATGAATCTATTTTTGATTTAAAGCATATGAAGATGTTTTTAGAATGGCGCAAGAATAAGAAATTAGAAAATAAAACATATACTTGGGAATATTCAACAATAACATTCTTACCGAATTTTGAAATGGATGCGTTTGGAAAAGGGGATTATGAGTTTGTAGATGATTACCGCATTGTAGCAAGATTTGGTTATAGGACGCACAATGTAGTTTTTAATAATGATTATACAGAATTTACATCTACAAGAGCAGATGATTTCCAAATTGTGAATGGGACTTTAATAAATAAATAAAATTGATAATATGCTGAAACAACCTAAAATAATAACAATTCTTTTTATAATAAATTATTATTATTATGGATATTGCAAACAATAATACAAAAAATAATGTCATAAAAATCAACAACAAATATATTCTTTTGAAAAAAATCGGTTCAGGTTCTTTTGGTTCCATTTATCTTGGCGAAAATGTGCGCACGAAAGAAAAGGTTGCTGTTAAAATGGAATCTATAAAGGACTGTGCCAAATTATTGAAAAATGAATCGACTGTTTATCAGTATCTACAAAGTTCTTGTGCGAAGATGGTTGGACTACCACAAGTAAAATGGTTTGGTAAAGATGACGCGCGCTATTATATGGTAATCAATTTGCTAGGTGAGTCATTACAATCCGTAAAAAATAGGGTTTATGTTTTCTCTCTAATCTCTACTTTACAAGTAGGAATTCAGATAATTTGTTTATTGAAAAGCATTCATGATTGTGGTTTAATACATCGCGATATAAAACCTGAGAATTTTTTATTGGGAATCGGAGACAAAGCTAAACAGTTGCACATTATTGATTTTGGGTTTTGCAAACCTTTTTTAAAAGAATATAATCCTTTAAAAAAAACAAACGCGCTGATTGGCAGTTTGATGTATGCAAGTGTTTGCACACACATGTGCTTTGAACAAAGCCGTCGTGATGATTTGGAGTCACTTGGCTACATGCTTTTGTATTTTTTGACGGGAAGTTTGGAGTGGCAGCATTGCCAGAGCAGTATGGAAGTGTTGCAAATGAAAGAATCAATTGCAAATAGTGGAGAGGTGCCACCTATATTGTCCAAATATTTTAAAATAGTGAAGCAACTTTCCTTTGAAGAGAGACCGGATTACAATAAATTGATTGAGCTTTTTTCTAAAGAAATAGAAGAAGAACAAAAGAAAAAAGTTGCTAGTTAATTAAAATTTATATAGACAAGTTAAAGCAATATTATATGGTTACAAAATATATGACAAACAAATTCCTTTTATTCACGTGAACGATACGGTTGCAGCTGACCTTCTCCATCGTAGTAAAATTCTGGTTCTATGTTCAGGTAGTCGGAGTCTGAGTCAGAGTTGGATTCATAATCAGCATTCACAAACAGTTGCGGGTAAAGCTGTATGAAGTTTTGTTGCACAGGGTTGTACTGTTCTTCTTCTTGTTCTTCATCGCTGCATTCAACTAGCGACGGCATGCTACTATGGGTGCTGACGCTTACTTCGTCTTCTTCTTGTTCCCCGTCTTCTTCTTGTTCTCCGTCTTTTTCTTGTTCTTGTTCTTCTTGTTGCATTGCAGGAGCTCTTGGAGGAGCATCGGAGAAGCCGATTTGCTCAAGAATGGCTCCGTGCATGTAATCCAATTCGCGATACATCTCTTGCTGAGACATTTTGCAAACATCCATGTACCCTCTTTGAAGGTGGCCATCGTCGCGACGACCGTTGTCTTCCGCACAATGGGAGCAGCATGCGACCACAACACCGCGAATGCGTCCAAAATGCAAACAATTATCGCACTCGGACAACTTTTTATAATTATTGTTTTCGTCTTCCAGCGCCCAAGGCACAGGATAGTGTGCATCGTAAAAGATGCTGTTGCCGTTGATTTCGTAATACATACCTCCGAGATCACTACGTTTAAACTCAATACGAGTTGTTAGTTCTTCTTCCTCTACTTGTTCAATAACATTGACTGCATTGTCTTGAAAAGCCATTTTATGTTATTCGGTTGGTTTGGATTAGGTAAAATTGCTTCGAAGGAGCCGGGGTTGATGGAATATGCCTTGTGTGAGATGTAAAAAAAGATTTCAATTTTTTCCACCTTTAAGAAAGGTGGAGCCAAAGATTAGTGCAAAGATTAATACAGAATTTGGTTCAACCTTTTTAAAGGTTGATTTGGTTCAACCTTTTTAAAGGTTGATTTGGTTCAACCTTTTTTAAAGGTTGATTTGGTTCAACCTTTTTTAAAGGTTGTGTGGAACCAAATTCGTGATCTTACGTTTTTTTCTTGTTTTATAATGCATTTGAGTTTAGTCCTGTATTTTTTAAAATTGCAAATATATTATGACAACGCTTATTTTGTTTGACGTCGATGGCACTTTAACTGTTTCTCGCAAAAAAATAGAAAAACCTGCGGAAGATTGTTTGAAGCAGTTAGTCTTGCAAAAAGATATTGAAATCGGTTTTGCAGGTGGTTCAGATTTATAAAAACAAATTGAACAATTATAATATTATAATATTATAATATATAAATGTCATTAGTTATATCAGACATTACAATAGATGGCACAAAGAGGGAATATTGCGTAATAAATTTGAATAATCTTGTTGTAAATGATAAAGTGCTTTTGTGTTTTCCTGGAGGGGGTCAAACTATAGAAGATTTTTGTCAATATACACAATTTAGCAGTATTTCGAATACCGTTATAGTTTTTTTAGGACAAACATCGAATAATGGTGTTACGTTTCAAAATGCTTTTCCGTGGTTATATGATGACAAAAATAATGATAAAAAAAATAATGATAAAACAAATAATAACGATGTTTTATTTGTGGATAGTGTATTAAATTCATTGTTTAGCAATAAAATGCCAAATTTATTTTTAACAGGTAAATCTGACGGTGCTGGGTTTGCAATGTTGTATTCTAACTTATCAAAATATAACACATATATTAAAGGGATTTGTGTATGTTCTGGGGCTTATTTTGGTTTAAATAGTCAATATAATATAGGGATTTATAATAGTGAAAATAGTTATATAAATTCTAATAATGGTATGATTGTACCATATAATATAGTAATTCCAAAAAAAAATATTCCGGTTTTTATATTCCATGGCACAAATGATCAAATTGCGTATTATAACGGTGCAAATTATGTGAATCAGAAAGCATACGACAGCAAAGATTCATTGTGGAAAACAATTGACACAACAGTAAATCCTGGTTCAAGACCAATAACAACAAATACTTATACAACGAACATACCTAATTTTGTAACCTCAATTATTACAAATAACAACTTGACACAATATTATTCAGGTTCAAATTCTGACTATAGTTGGTCATCTTACAAAAACGGTGAAACTGAATGTGTTTTAAATTTTATTACAATAAATGGACAAGGACATTGTTGGTCCGGACATATTGAGCAAACTATCCCAGCCTCATATTACCCTTCAAATTTTTATTTAGATTCAACTTATTTATTTATAAAATTTGCTATTTTAGACCAAGGTAATTATGTGCAAACAGTATCAACTGTACCTAACAATTTATTAACATATGAAGATACTATTATTGTTCCAGATAATATGCAACCTTGTACAAAAATGACTGCAACTGTTGTACAAACTAATGCTGATGGTACATCAAGTGCAACTGTTTCATCAACAGGCTGTGGCACTACCAAAATAGATTCGAATAATGCAGCATGTACTGCTTTAATGAGTAGTGTGACAAATGTCATGACCCAACTGATGACTTCAACCACTAGTGGTTTTAACGTGGATATACAAATGGAAAATCCTACTTCTTAAGGGTTGAATTTATATTTTTAGTTAAACTCGCGAATTCTCCAGCTTTAGGAGTGCTAAGAACAATTGTATTGTTGCTGAATATTTCAACTTGCACTTCTTTCAATTCATCCATAATAAGGTTGCAAAAATCATCCAGCACAAAATATCCTAAAATAGTTACTCCCACGAACCCAGATAAACTGAGCGCTAAACTTCTTTTGGACATTTCAAATTTCTCAAAGGGTGTAAAAATATGCACAGATGCATAGGTAAAAGCAACGCCTGATAAAAGTGTAAAAAGAATGGTGTTTGCTTGAGACATGATTGATTGATTTATTTTACTATCTTTATATTCTTTTCCACCTTTAAAAAAGGTGGAGCCGAATTTTGTTTGATTCGCCTCCTTTTCAAAAGTTTCAACCTTTAAAAAAGGTCGAACCAATTTTTGACTCCACCTTTTCTAAAGGTGGATGTGTTTAAACCAGAAAATAAAAATACATTCTTTTTTTAAATGTCCTTTGACAAAATCAAAGAATATGTGCAAACAATTTTCAATGTCTTTCACATTGTAAACAACCAATCGGATGAAAAGGGCGACCGAAAATCCAAATACATTGCTCTCATTATTTATAACTACATGGTGAAAACCGCAAAAGACAATGAAATTGATTTGAGAGAATTGCTTGTGCAACCAACTATAGATTTATCAGTGTTTTTTGAGTATATTGATTTTTATCAAATTTTATTATACGATTTTAGCAAAATAGGGTTGGAAGATGTGGATATAACAAAGGCGAGCGATTTGGAGCGGTTTGTGTTGACACATGTGTATTACATTACGCAAACGCAAGTCAGATAAATCTCTCCAATAAAGGTATAAAGATATATTGCATAATTATATCATTATACATATGGAAAAAGTAGGTGGTTCGAATGCAAAAGACGATGCATCTTCATATATTAAGGCAGATGACAATATAATTATAAATGAACGACATATTCGTTGGCTAAGAAAAGTAGATGAATGTGTAAATATTTGTTATAGACATTCTGGGTGTGTCAATGGATACGGAACTGTACCCGTTTGCAAAATAAATAGTCCGGAAAGTTACGACAAATTGTTGAAACATTTTTTGTAAAAACAATATAAAGACAAAAACCAATTATAAATTATAAAGAATGTCAACTGAAACGGTTACATCTTCCACTCCCGAGAGTTTAACTGGACGCGTCAAGTGGTTTAACAACAAGACAGGGTATGGATTTATTACTATCGCTGACGGAGCGAAGGCTGGTGATGATATTTTCGTCCATCATAGCGCGGTCAATGTTTCGGATCAACAATACAAGTTTTTGGTGCAAGGTGAATATGTAGAG